AATTCCGATCATGTCGTGTGCTCCTTATCTAGTTAGCGTGACTACAGAATACCACCCGTTAGGGTGACTGTCAAGTGGTTTGGCGAAAGTTTTTCTAAGCTAGAGGGCCGAAACCGGAGAGCCTAGACCTTCGCCGTGCCTTCTTCGGCCAACCACTTCGCTATCTCATCCGGGGACAAGTCGGTTGCCTCGCCTTCGTACACGAAGCGGGCAGTCTCACGGTCTACGCCGCAGGTCGCGTAGGCCTTGTGGCCTTCTTTGATCCGTGCGAGGTGGCCGCGTAGGTTGTGCTCTTCTCCCGAGGAGTAGCCTGCGCCGCAGGACGTATTCCAGAACCGCTTCCCTGTCTTGTCCGTGAGGTATAGGTGTACGGTGTTTGTCATATCGTGTGCTCCTTATCTAGCGAGTTAGTGTGACTACAGAATACCACCCGTTAGGGTGACTGTCAAGCGTTTTGGCAGAGATATTTTCAGCGGGCAGACTCGTGACGCGCGGAGATGCCGCTGCGGGCGGGAGCCAATAGTACCTCATCCTTGACAGGATCAAGAGACAGAGGAGAAGACGGATACGACGGGCTCGTAACCGAGGAGACCCAGGATGGCATCCAAGGCAAAAGTAAACTGGCTTGCCGTTCGTACCGCATACGTAGTCAAGGGCTATACTGCCCAGAGATGCGCCGAAGAATTCCAAGTGGATATCACCACCGTCAAAAAGCGGGCATCGAAAGAGAACTGGACCGAGGAACGCCACCGTAACACCACCCAAGGCCACCTTGTCGCCACCGAGGATATGCGCGCGATCGTTGCCGATATCACGGCCGGTCACGTCGCCGCCGCGGACAATCAGGTTCGCCTTGCCGAGAAGGTCACACGCAAGCTTGAGGAGTTCGTCGACCAAATTGAGGTAGGCGATATCCGCACGCTCCGTTCCATCATCGAGGCCGGCGCACGGCTTGGTGAGTGGACTGATAAGGGAATTGCGGCATCGCGTTCGTCACGCGGTTTACGCCCAGGCGAAGCGAGCGAAGGCAACGTCAAGGAGGGCGACTCGTTCACGTACGAGTGGGTTGAAGCGCCTCGTCCTCTGGAAGCGCAAACCGACCAATCGCAGACCGCGTGAAGAAGAAATTCTTAGCCTTACCGTGGCAACTCGACTTCTTAGCCTACGAACCGACCGATGGGGTGTCGCCTGTCATCGGCGGCGTGCGATCGGGGAAGTCCTGGATTGCGGGCGCGAAGTTCGTCAAGCGCATTCAGAAGTACCCGCGATCGACTGGCAACTACATCATCGTGCCCACGCTAAAACAAGCGCGAGACGGCACGCTCAAGACGTTCAAGGCAACCCTGCGGGATCTCGGCGTTGAGTATAAGCAAAGCGGCACCGACCTCTCGATCAGTATTAAGCTCGGCCCGAAGTTGTGGTCGCGGATCATCATTTGGCCCGAGAGTGAATTCGAACGCCTTAAGGGACAAGAAATCGACACGACGTGGTGCGATGAGGCCCAAGTGTGGCAAGCGGGGTCGGCAGCGTACGACTTCATCCAGACGCGATTAAGCCCATCGCCCGAAGCGGTTGAATTCCATCCCGACCTCGTGCCGGAGATCATCCTTACCGCCAACCCTCCGCATTCGACGAGCCACTGGCTCTACCAATACTTCGTCAAGCGACGAGTAGCGAATAAGGTGTGGCGCGTCGGCTCACACGTCAACTATCTCCTCCCGAACCGCGAACAGTACCTCAAGCGACTCAAGGACAACCTCAGTCCCGAAGTCTACGCGATCGAGGTCCTGGGCGAGTGGGGCGACATTGGCGTTGGCCGCACGTACACGCAGTTTTCGGACGTCGCGCACGTCTCCGAATACGTCGGCAAGACAAAGATCGCGTACGATCCGAAGCGTCCGCTCATCCTCACGAACGATTTCGGCGTCGACCCGCGTGTGGCGATCGTCATCCAAGTTCACGACGTACATCAGCCCGGTTGGCAAAAGAAAGTCCCCGTGGTCCTCGACGAGTTCCGCATCCGTAATGGATCGACAATGTCGCTCATCGAGGAGTTCACTCGTGTGTATCCGCCCGAGATCGTATCGGAACTCGTTCTGTACGGAGACCCGGCCGGCAATACGCGTAATTCGACCACGGGCGTTTCGGATTGGGCCATGATGGTCAACGATCCGCGCATGAAAAACTATCTGACCGGCCGGACGAACGTCGCCTCCGGGCCACCCCTCGTCGTCGATCGCATCAATGCGGTCAACGCGAAGTTGCGAAACGCGAGCGGCGACATCGGCCTCGTCTTTCATCCGAAGTGCGTGCATACGATCGAAGACATGCAGCAGACACGATGGAAAGAGGGCACGCGCCAACTCGACAAGGGCACCCCGGCCAAAGGGATTCTACGGACTCACCTTTCCGACGCTCTTGGATACTTCATTCACAAAGAGTGGCCGCTCGGCACGTCGTCGACACGCGTGACCGGAAACGGATGGATGGCACGATGAACGTCCAGCACCTCGCCGAACTCGCCTACCGGCGATCGGCTCCGCTCGTCTTCATCCGTCGTATCAAACAGTTCTATCGACCGAAATAAAGGGGCTAGTGCAGAATGGATTTTTTGACATTCTGTAAGAAGCTCGAGCCGCACCAGTGCCCACGTTGGAACGCACGGCAGAAGCGCCTCCACGCGCTTGACCTCATCCGCCGTGCAAAGCATTACTACGAACTCGACCTCGCGGACTTCGACGATATGCGTGGGGCCGAGTGGAAGCCATTCGGACACGGCGAGGGATACGTTCCCCTCAAAGACCGTCGTCCGGCCGGCGAGTATCGCCTTCCAGCGATTATCACACGCGACACCGTTGCGATGATGTTCTCCGAGTCCACGTTCCCGACGATCGTATTCGAGAACGAAGCGGACACCGAGGGCGCGCAACTCATCATCTCCAAGGGTCGGCTGCGCTCGATTATGTTCGACTCCGCGACCGAAGGCGGTTCCGGCTCTTCGTGCATCATCGCCGAGGCGTTCCCGGGCGACACGAAGGGGAATCACAACCTCTTCGTTGACACCTGGCCGACGTACGAGTGTGATCCGGTATTCAAGCGTAACAACCCCGGCGTCCTCGATAAGATCACCCGTACGTGGTATGTCTCTCGCGACTCGCTCTCGGCTGATGGCTACGACCTCGACGCGCTCGAGCGGACGTGGAAGAAATACATCATCGAGAAGAAGCTCGAAAAAGAGTACCAATACGAGTCGGACAAAAAACTGTTCGAAGAGTGGTACATCCGACGCGAACTGAACTCGGACGAGTCGGTGTGGTACATCCCAACGCCGCTGAAGATCTACCACAAAAAGCATTGGGACGATTGGAAGAAAGACGCCGATCGTTCGACCAAGCACAGTCTCGGATTCGTAAACGTCCTCTGGATCGTCAACCTCACGGAAGACGTGCTGCCGGATGGCGTGTGTACGTTTGACGGTGCGATTAACAACCAATTCGTCATCGATCGCGTGCTCTCCACGGGGCAGCAGGCAATCGTTACGGCTGGCAGTCCGATCCTCGCCATCTCGAAGCCCGGCGGTCAACAGACCTTCGGTGCCGAGGGCAGCACGAACAATCCCGGTGCTGGCGGGATGAATATCACGCCGGACTCCGTGCTTGAAGTCGAGGAGTCGAACGGCGCTTGGCTCGTGCAAATGTCGGCCGAGTCGACGATGGCTTTGGATACCTACGTTCGGCTTCTGCGCGGACTCTCGATTGAGAACTGCGCCGGGTCACGTATCTCCGAGGACGGCGTCGGCGGTAAAGAGTCCGGCTACGCGATGGAATTGCTTAACCAAGCCCTCGTGTGGCTTGCGGGCCATCTCCGTCATTCGTATGGCGAGCCCGGTCTCGTTGCGCTCGTGCGTATGATCGCGAAGATCCACGACAAGTACCCGATCACCTCACTCGTCAAGGCGAAATTCGACCCGGACGCGGAGTTGAAAGAAATCTCGTGGGGTCCGTACTACGAGCCGAGCGGTCAAGACAAGCTCTTTGAGGTCCAAGCCGCGGTTGCTGCGGTCGAAGGCGGCTTCATCGATATCGAAACCGCGATCGCGAACATCGGGCCGTACTACGACGTCATCGACATTCAAGGCATGGCTGCAAAAGCTAAGGCCGAGCGCGATGAAAAACAGGCGACCGAGCAATCGAACGCCGTGGAACTCATCAAGGCCAAACCACAACCGAAGCCGGGAGCGAAATAAATGTCTCAAGCGTTGACGGTCGCTCGCGGCCAACTCTACTTCTCTACCTCAAGTGCGGCAACGTCTACGGTAGCGTCGTCGGTACTGTTCACGCCGAACGACTTCGTAGCGTCACAATCGCAAATGCCCGCTGGATACACGGCGGTTATGATCTCGGATGAGTTCTACGTCTCAAACCTCGACGCGACGAACAACTTCTCCATTCGCCCAATCACCCTAACGGGCGGGGCCGTGATCTCCGCGACCTACCCCGCGGCGGGTAACCTCATCTCGCCCGGTTCGGGCACGGTGACGTTCGGCGGCACGTTTGTCTCCGGGCAATCGCTCTCGATCGGCATCGGAAGCGCAGGGTATACGTACGCTTCGCAGGTCGCCGACGCAACGCTTACCGGTGTGGCAGCGTCGTTCGCGGCTTACCTGAACACGCAGAATAGCTTCACGTCCGCCTACATTGTCTCGGTCGCTGGCCCCGTGCTAACGATCTCGCCGCGCATCGGTATCGTGATCCCGATCGTCACCTCGGTCGGTGCGGGAACGATAACGCTCACGCCGGTCGGGTTGACTGCGGGCACGCCTCCGCTTGGCCCGACGACGTTCCTTGGCAAGCAAATCACGAACGTCCAGAATGCATCCGTCATCCCGGCGGTTGCGGGTGACATTCTCGTGCCCGCCGGTGTGCGCTTTGCTCCGATCTTCATCCGTGCAGTCGGTTTCTCGATCATCGCTTCGGCTGGCACGCCGATCTTCTCATCGGTCGCGTACGGCGGCCTCACCATCGTTTCGTAGAGTCCGGTGGCCTTCGTCCCGTTCTACGAGCAACTTGCCAACGACGACCGCGACAAGCGGCGAAATGAAAGGTCATCAGGTATGGCTGA